ACCATAGTGCCTTTTTTAAATAGAGGTTTATCAAATGTAAATCCAAACAAACCAGGATTTTTATCTGTAGTACCTCTTTTAATCATCTTAGATTTTCTTCTTTCAATCTGTCTTTTATTAGCTTCTTTAAATTTAGCAATACTCTCATCACTGAATTTTTTACCACCTGGTGTTTTATTACTAACACCAAACATTTTAAAAGGCCCAGATGAGATTACATCTTTATCTACAACTCTACCTGGAATTTTTTTAATTTCTACTTTATTGATTGGTGCAGTTAATGTTTTGCCTCTCACAGCATCATTTGAAGTCATTAGTTTTTTAGCTTTCGCCATTTTATCACCTGATATACCTGCAGCAGTTTTGCCACCTAACATTCCTAACTTAGATGCACCTAATAATGCTGCACCCGCTAGAAGAATCTTATTTCGTCTTCTTGATTTTTTTGACATGTCTTATCTCCTAATTAATAATATACGTATTTACGTTCTTTATAACTTTCAACCTCGTCCTCGTCAGAATAAGTAGTTACAAAAGAACCTTGCCGATATCTTAACATAGCTTGTGTGGTGCTGTCCACATAATCGTCATGTTCTCCATGAGGAAAAGCTGCACACTCTTCTATGACTTCTTGAGCCCAATGTTCGTCTCTTGGATAATAAATCTGCCCAGACTCAAATATAGGAGCACAGGCGTTGACCCGTGAGTGTTTGTCCTGTCCTCGTCCTGGTGTGTAATCCATAACCGGTATACCCATTCGTCTTAATTCTTGTAATAAACTTTGTCCACTAGCTTTAGCTTCTATAATAATTGTCTCTGGTTGCCAATACTTATATTGATCTAACGCTACCATTTTTAATTCTGGAAAATCATATTTACCTTTAATGGCATCGATTAACATAATCGCATCAGGCCCTGATTCGTGAGGCGTGAATATTCCCCAAGTGGTAATAGCTGAGTAGTCGGCAGTTTCTTTTTTACTGAATGCCGTGTCATACGATTGTATGACATGTTTTAATACTGGAAGATCCCCGGTCCACGGTTGCCACCATTCTCTTTTTAGAATCGCTCCTTCCTCTGAAGTTGGGTTCTGCATGTATTGAGCAGACCAGTTCCTAATGGATATGGACGCTTTAACTTTTTCTAATTCATCTAGGCTCCAATATTCAGGCCACACGGGTTGAACGTTTTCATCTTCACCTAACAAAGCTGGAAAAGAAATTGTTTCCCACTTGTCTGCCTTAGGTTCATTTTGTGATTTTATTAATCTACCTGTTAAATCATCTTGAGCCCATCTCGTCATTACAAGTACGATCGAGCCTCCTGGTTGTAAACGTTGTCTAGGTCCAGACAAATACCAATCAAAAGTTCTCTCCATCGCACTATCGGATAGAGAGTCTTGCTCCGTGTGTGGATCATCGATAATAAGTAAGTCCGCCCCTCGTCCTGTGATAGAACCGCCAACACCCGCTGCAAAGTATTCCCCACCTTGATTGGTCTCCCAACGTCCTTTTGCCTTACTATCTTCTCTTAGTCTAACATCTCCAAAGATCTGTTTATACTCTGGACTGTCAATTAAGTTTCTTACTTTCGCACCGAACCTTCCTGAAAGTTCTGCGTTGTGTGATACCTGCATAATTTTCATCTTAGGATTCTTTCCAATCATCCAAGCAGGAAAGTATATGGATGCAAATTCAGATTTAGTGTGTCTAGGAGGCATGTTTACTATGAGCCTTCCTTTTTTATTTTTTGATATCTTTGTGAACTCGTGTGCAATATGTTGATGGTGTCCCCACTTGTTAGGATCCCTATCAGTTCTACAAATGAAGTCTGGCCAAACATTTTTTACAAAATACAAGAAGTTGTCTTGGCATAATTTTATATGTTTCAACCATACTTTTTCGAGCCTCTCTCGTAGTTGATCGGTGGTCAATAATTCTGTATCAGTCATCTAGATTTAATATACCCTTGGGTCCCCAAAAAAGCTACCCCCTATAATCTACAGCGCCCCACTACGTTTATTTGTCATAACAAGTAAAGGTAAAGTTAGTAAACTATTATATAAAAAAAGTAAAAAAATCTAAAATAAAACTTTTTGATTTTTGGGTTTTGGTTGGTACCTCTATGAGGTGTCCAGGCCTGACGGCCTGGACTAGGGAAACTGGTTAGGCTATCGCCTTTTTAATTTCTTTAATAAAGCCATTGTAACTATATCTTTTAAATATAGCCCACGCTTCACGGGCATCGCATGGCGTACCAATTGAAGACGCCATCAGTTTGCAATTCTCGTCATGATCTAGATTATAAACCGCATGGCATAACTCATGCAATGTAACATGTAGCAAGTAATTATAACCACGATCAATTGCTTTTTCAGTAATCCATATATTTAATCGACCGCCTACACCTAAAACGTTTTCATTCCCTTTTGTAGGGTTACCGATTCTAACATTTATTCTAGGCAATCTAATACCGTGATTTCTAGCTTCATATAAGATGTCAATCACTTTACGTCTTAAAACATAAGTAACATCGTTCATTTTATTATTTTTTATATATTTAGTTTTCATTTTATTTTCCCTTTTTGTTAGTTTGTACATGCTGCTAATATATCTTATCTAGATAAGATGTCAACTAATTAAATTAATTTTTATTTATTTTTATTCAACCTCTACTTGTAGACCCCGCCACAACCTCAGGTTGTGGCGAGATCCAAACCCTATTATATAAGGCCCAATATAGCTACGCTGCCAGGTTTTTTTTCTTCCCATTCTAAATAGTAACCAGTAGCATCACCGCCTTTTGCGTTGTATTTCTCTACTAGATCATTATTTAAATTAAATAACGCTTGAAGGTATTTTTTCTTTTCGCCTTCAATTTTGTTATTGTCTATTTCATCCTGAAGTTTTATGATCTCGTTTTTTATTCCTTCCATCGCAATGGTTAGAGCAAACTCAGCTGGGCTGCCGTAGTGATCTTTTAGATTTGTTTTTGTCATTTTATTATCCCTTGTGTTAATTGTTAATAATTGTTTCACGTGAAACATAATACCCTTATATCCCATCTAAATGGGACTGTCAACAACTAAATAAATTTTTATTCAACCTCTAGTTGTAGGCCCTACCTTAGAATCATTCTAAAGAAGGACAGCAACCAAAAGAAACACAATAATCAAGCCCGGAAAGAATACGAACATTCGAGCTATAAAAGCGAGTAGATCCATTATAAACCCGCTTTCATGAATTTCTTTTTACCATAGGTTTTCACCTTCTCAACTATCACGGCCGGCGTGTCCAGCTTATAACACAATAAGCAATCCCTACATTTTTGGCCCGTACAGTTTTGCCGGTCCTGATGCTGCGACTCAGGAACGGTCGAAAATGTTTTGTCAAAGTACGGCGGGATCTTATCCAGGATATGATTAACCCGTGGCGTAGAATAAATCAAAATAAAATTTTTAGGCTTTTTATTTTTTTTGAAATATTTCGCAATGATGTCGTATCTCTTCGTCCATAAGCTGAAATTACAGTGAGGGTTTTTAATCGCTATGTTTACATAATTAATTAAATTAATTTCGTTGATCAATTCACCGTGAGCGTTGAAGCGAAAAAAAGCGCTGTTGATCACTGGTAACCCATCCGAATGAAGTACTCGATCAGCCAGCAATTCAGTATTCCGCTGCAAGGCTGGCGCCATGTTTTTTCTAAATGTTTTTAACATCTCGTTAGAATAACAAAACGTACAAATATTATTCGGATCTTGCTTATTATAATTTTTATTACAATAAGCATTCGTTACCGTATTTGTGCTGATGGCCTGAAATCCTTCCAGCTTCCCGGTCATTCTAGATATATGAATCATGAGCCGTTCCCCTCGTATATTTCTTTTAGGTCCTGAAGATCTGCCCCGTCATCGCTGAAGTCGTCACGACTCAGGCCCAAACCAGCTGCGGCCATCGCTTCGTCTAATTCTTTTGGCGTAAGCTTATCAATTACACTTGTATCAATTGCTTTTTTAAAGCCGAACGGGTCGTTGTTTTTTTTAGTCATTTTTATTTCCTATAGTTAGTTAATGCATCTCATTAACATGGGATGGCCCTGGCTGTCAAATCTTTTTTAAATTATTTTTTATTATTTTTATTCTTTATATATAGAAGAGTCCCGGCCCCTGGTCCTGGATTTTTTTTCATTCCAGGTAAAGGTAATCCTATAATCGCAAAATTCACGTTGTTAATCTCAAGATTTACGCACATGTATATAAAGGTAAAATACAAACGAGCCACGCCTCGTTGTTAATCTCAAGATTTACAGGCATAAAGGTACATAAGGCACGACTCACGCCTCGTTGTTAATCTCAAGATTTACGCACAACGAAGTTGTGCGTAAATCAAGAACCATGAACCGAGATTATTTTTTCAAAAAATTTAATGCGTCAATCAATTTGAGTGATGAGTAGGCACGAACCAAGTCCCTCGGTTCACGAACCACGAATATTTGGTATTCTGAGCAAGGTCT